ATTGAGGCTGGTACTCCTGTCTCTGATCAGAACTTCCCACCTATACCGGAGATAGCATTAGATCCTGAGGCAGACGCTGCATTGATCCAGGCTATCCAAGATAAGGGAGAAGATGGACCTCACTTTATTGATGGACTGATAGATGCTAGTAAGTATCTCAAGGCACGTCGTGAGAAGAAACCATATCACTCCTACTTCAATGCTTACATCGATGGTAAGACTAATGGTATCGCATCTAATGGGATCCAGATGGGTAACAGTAAGACCGCTCGTCAGACCGGAGTACTACGTACCTCACCTACAGATTATCTTGATGCACCCGGTGATGTCCGTGCTGTGCTCAAGGATACACTGATGGAGATGCTAGATACTAATGGGTTCGATGGTAATGTTAGCGAGTACTCATCCGAGCTGGATGCAGTAGCTCGTGCTGTCTTTAGTCATCGTGATCTCAANAAGAAAACTACTATGACCTTCGGCTATGGTAAGGAGATCGATACCTTCGGGCAGGATATGTATGAGACAGCCCAGCTTCTCAAGACAGATCCCTCCCTTATCAAGGACGATGGTATGCGTGAAGCATTCTTGGCAGCGATGCCTGAGGTAGAGAATAGATTGGCAGACTCGAAGGAGTTTGGTGATACTCTCATGACCATGTATGCTCCTGCATTGGAGTCAGTGATGAGCCCTGAAGCTCTCGCAACGCGTTCAATCATGCGCGCCTCTGCGGTTTTACATGCGGCCACTAATACTCTGATGTCTATTGATGGGCCAACAGGTATGAACCTTAACTTCGGTCGTGATACTCGTGTAGCAGAGGGAGTAGAAGAGACTCACTACAAGCTACGTGGTAGCGCGATAGAGAACGGAGCTAAGGAGTTTACATCTATCCACCAGGCTAAGGAACCTACGTCAGCTGCTGCTCGTACTTATACTTCAGAAGATGGAGATGTGAACGTACAGGCCGGTGATTATGCCTATGGCGGATCAGTTGTCGGTCCTGTTCAGGCTCTTGACGCTGCGACAGTAGCTAAGACAGCATCAGGTTCTTCATGGAACCGACTGAAGCAGGCATCAGGTAATAATCCTTACATGCATAGTATCTATGATGCCTTCAAGGCAGACGCTATGGGATTCGATGTGGTANTNGAAGAGGTTAATCAGAACTGGTTGAACTCCTCTATGGACTGGTCTTANCTCAAAGAGACNAAGAAATCTACACTCTCTACCATGGATGAGTGGCGGAAGGAGATCAACAAGCGTAAGCCTGATGAGGTACTCACAGAGAATGAGCGTGCTTACATGGACTTCATCTTGAAGGCAGAGTANAATGCTGAAGGTAAGCCAAGCATGAAGAACTTCTACAAGAAGATAGGTACTGCAGCTAACTTTAATAAGAGAGGGATTAAACCCTTCGAGGCTATGAAGGATCTATCTACTAAGATGGCTAGCGTAGGCTATGATTGGATGAATCCACCAGCAAAGCCTACTGTGAGACAGCTACGTATGTTCGTTGATGTACTACACAAGCAGCTCGCTGTTTATGATAGACTCGATAGAGCTATCAACTTCACAGAAAAACAGAAGAAAGAACTGCGCAAAGAAATNATGAAGGAAGGCTATAAGACCAGATCAGGTCGGACTATACCACTCCAGTATTACGCGCATTAAAAAAATAAACCCCCTACCGGGACCACGAAGGTCTCAGTAGGGGGTTTTTTATAAAGGCCAGGGGCCCCAAAAGGGGGGTCTGTATCCACCCCCACTTACATTAAGCGGGTAGCAGCACGGACGATATTATCTCTGACTTTCTTAGCTTCTTTGGGATCCATCCCATTAGCTACATTATCTTTCATCTGCGCATCTGCAGCAGCTGCATTGATCTCATGGGTGTAGGCAAGAGCAGGGTCTAAGCCGAACTGCTCTACTACCTCCATGTCATCGATGTCTGCGCCACGCTTGGCAAATATGTTATGGTTCTTACGCGAAGAAGTAGTCACTGTCTTGTATCTCCTCTATATTTAATGAACCCAGTACAGGGCGGTCTACAATTACATCGTCTACGTCCTCGAGTAGTTGATGCTCGATTACTGTGTAGTAGTTCTCCTTATCGTACATATCTATAAACTCTCGTTTAGTATGTGCGAGTAATAACTCTACATCAGGTGCATGGGTGCTGAAGCTATCATGGACAGCTCCAAAGTCTCCATTCCACTTATCTATAACGTTAGCCATGTGGGCTGCGTCCATAGAGTGGATATAGTTAGGAGATATACCACACATAAAGCCTCTCATATCAGGGAACTCTGTCTCTAACTGAGCGACGTGCTTAACCTGGCCATTCTTATTATACTTAGTATAGCCAGAGATAGTGCCTCTTGTTTTAGCACTCTTAACATGGTTGCATGTATATACTACGTCGAAGCCCGAAGGAGTAGTCCACTTCAGGTTATCTCCCTTCTCACCGATAGCAAGAGCAGCGAGAGTTTGGAAGTACTTCATAGTATCTAACGGACCAGGACAGACGTTGTTAATAGCCTTGATAAGGATCTTAGCGAAGGCCATGCAGTCATCCTCAGTAAGACCGTACTTCTCATGGAAGTCCTCTGTCTTACAGTCGAACCACATATTCTCTCCGATCTTAGCAGCACCAGCTGAGTAGGCACGGGTCATAGACCCTCGCTTGCTGATACCCTTACGGATGTGCTTCATAGGCATAGCATCTAGTATACCCTTCAGTCTCTCATCCTCAGTGAGGCGGTATAGTTCCTTAGCGGTCTGCACATAGAAGTCCCGTTGTATATCTACGGGGACTAGGCCTACTAGCTTACCTGTCTTGGGATCCTTACTGATAGCACCTAGATGCTGCCATCCATTGTTACTCCCATCTATAGGGATAGGGAGATGGGTGTAGTGGACCTCATCTGACTCAAGAGCTACGTGGTAGTCATGCCATTCGATACAGCAGGCTAGGAAGGAGACGGACTTCTCCGCCTCATGGTAGAACTTACTATCTTCTCCTGCTTCACGGATCCACTGCATATTCTCATTGGTCCACTGTACTCTGTCCTCGAGTGTCATCTTGTCTACTGATATAGATTCTAGACCCTCTTCCTGGAGATAGCTGTAGTAGTCAGCCTCACACCAGTCAGGGATCTCATCGATACCGTATGACTGGTTGTAGCTGCAAGCTGTATGGACTGCTAACCAGAAGAGACCATGTCTATCCATGGGCTTACCCCGTTCGAAGAGCATAATGCCTCTTGCGATGTCAGAGCCTTGGAAGTTAAGGAAGGGTTCGCTGTAGTAGAGACGACCACGGTAGTCCGCTTCGAGGAACTGGTAGAAGATCTTCTCGTCCTTCAGGCGGTCTGCTTTTGCTACTGTATACTTCCACTCAATGACCTTGCTGCGTCTCTTCTGTTCCTTAGCGTCGTTGTCCTCGATCTCCTTATAAGAGATGAAGTCCCGTTCATTAGCTTGCATGGCCAGGAGGATACGCTTGTTGATCTTCCATCCGGTCTGTTGGAGCTTGTTCATTGCGCGCAGATACGCCTTGTCGGTTTTTATTTTCTTACGACTACCCTTAATGATAGGCTTCTCTTCCTCTGTCTGCATCTGAGTAGGTCCCTCAATAGCCGGTGGCATATGAGTGACAGTACCTCGCAGGTTATACTTGAGGAAGGTAGTATCTATAGGCTCTATGTCGGTCCACTTCCTCGTAGCGGACACGATGTGCCAACCATTACGGATCTGTGGATAGTATAGATCCACGAAGCCACAGTTATAGTAGGCCTCAACGAAGAGATCTCCTATCCTCACAGACAATTCCCAGTTATCGAAGAGCCCTCGCTCCTCATCTGGTATAGCTATGTGATTACCGATAAGGGAGGAGACCGCAGTTAGCCTGCACTCTCCCGCTGGGTTGTCGGATGTAGCCTTAGTGAAGGAGAGCTGTAGTATCTCAAATGAGATAGCTACTAGCTCAGTGATCTTCTCTTCGGTGTAGTTCTTCTTTAGGTAGTCCACTCCAGTACTAGGCTTCCCCGGCTGGGTTAGCTTTTCGACGAGATAATCTACCACTTCTATCAATGGGCTCAACTGTTATTCCTCTTTCTTTGAGGAAGTCAATTGCTTCCTGTTCATAAACCTTATCGTATACTACGCGCCGTATGCCTGCTTGTACCACAAGACCAGCACAAGTATAACAGGGACTATGAGTGGTGAATAGACTAGCTTCATCAGCTGATCCTCCGTTCTTTGCGAGTTTCATTAGAGCATTGGCTTCTGCATGGATTACCTCAGGGCGAGTGAGGCCAGGACCAAAGCGAGTAGTATTATCCATACCACTCGGCATCCCGTTCCAGCCTTGAGAGAGTATCTGCCCATCCTTAACAATNCATGCACCAACCTTNTACTTATCATCGTGACTAAGACCTGCAAAGATCTTAGCCACTGACATGTAAGCCCTATCATATTTCGATTGCTTCAAAGTCGAAGCCGCCACCTTGCTTGAGTCTGGTAGTCTTGACATCATAGCAGGCTGACCCGGCATCTCCTGTAAGTCCAGTAAATCGGGACTTGAGTACTCGGAATTTGATAGTGTTTCTTTCTGCTTCGTCCTCTGCCACGAGGTTACGGGCAAACGCCACGATGTCAAAAGATATTTGTTTAATGGAGCCAGAACCTTTGATGTCATCGATGCTAGCCAACTTTCCTTCTTCAAATGACTGCCCTCCTCCGGCTGCCTTACGTAGGTGAGAGATTAGTCCCAGCCATACGTTATGTTTCTTAACTACCTTGAGTAGGTCACTCATTACTTTGTCGACCGCTTCGTTACCTGATAGGCCTTCACTTCCTTCCGAGACGGCGATGGTGATGTGGTCGAGGACCAAGTATTTACAACCGAGTAAGGCCATGTATTCGATGTTGTCGATGAGGCTGTTGTCACCGACTGATCCTTGGTGATCGAGCAGTACCAACCTTTCATCTCCAAACACCTTGTCAAAACCTTTGCGCATCTCAGCCTCAGTAGCTGGTGGCGGGTCATTAACGGACCTCTTGAGTGCCATTGAGATAAACTTCTCAGCTGTATCGCCAACACTTTCTTCGAGAGATATGAGGCCAACCTTATCTTCAGTTTTCTCGAGTAGATCCAAGACAATTTCCTTGATAACAGTAGACTTGCCGCTGCCAGTACCAGATGTGAATAAAGTAATCTCACCTTGACGAATTCCTTTTAGCTTAGTGTTAAGACCATCCAAGCAGGTTGGATAGGGTACAGACTCGACCGCTTGACGGTTAACGAACTGCTCCCAGATCTCATCACCTGTTACGATACCTGCTGGATTCCATGGACGAGCATCCCATACTGCACGGAGGATAGCATCCTTCCCTTTAGTCATTAGTGTCTCGTTAGGGTCCT